TGCGCAGTTGGTACACCTATTCGGCGAGTGAGGGAAAGTAGACTTAGAGCTAAACTCCGTAAGAGATATGGAGTTGCTGCATGATAGGTGACAGGACTAAAATATAAGCTCAGTTAGTAATCAGTAATAAGTTAGAGAGGTAGTAGTAGAAAAGGAGGTAGTCAAATGGCCGCGACAGTAACAATCAGACGACACACGGGGGTTGGTGGTTCTCAGACCAAAACGGACATTACATCCGGCAATACCAGGGCGAGTACCTCAGACGCCTTCAATCCTGGCACCTCCGATCCTATCCCGATCCCGCCGTCGGGGAGTAAATACTCGTATTGGGTCTCCACTCAGCTGAGTGCGGACACTACACCAGCAGGCACCATCGACAATATCAAGTGGTACTCAGACGGCTCCAACAACTTCGGAACCGGAGTCACCGTCAAGGGCGCGGATGCTAGCACTGGCGTTGACTCAGGCTACCGTCAGGCTGCGGGGACTCCAGGCGACACAGGCACAGAGCTAACTCAGGGCAACCACACCGGACTAGACTCTGCACCAGTCGATGTATTCGGCCTCACGTCTGGTTCTCCGAAGGCGCTTGGTGGTTCTATCGTTAACCCCAGCACCGGCGACTTCGGTGACTTCTTCGTTTACCAGATCGCTGTCGACAATACCGCTTCGCCTGGGGAGCTTCCAGTAGACGAGACGTTCACTTTCAAGTACGACGAGACATAGAAGGGAGTTATAGGATGTCTGAGCTGATAGGTGACCGCGTTCGGTTGATTGTTGATCTGCCAAGGGGTATATCATCTGCTAATGTGACTGGCAAGATCGTCGTTGTCCAGAGCGAGAATAAGCATCCAGGTAAGCTCATCGGCGTCGAGCTGGATGAAAAGTTTAAGGGGATAGGTCACCAGTGCGACGGTGCGGCTGCCCCAGGACGCGGCTGGTGGACAAGACCAGAGAACATCGAAGTCGTCTAAGTTTCTAGGAGGAGCAATACAATGCCAGAACTCACATGGGTTGCTGTATACAATGACGGCACCGTTCTGCCACAGCGAAACGGCGACGGCTCAGAGAACCGCTACGGCGACATTGACCGTTCCAACTTGGTAGAGTTTCATCTGTATGAGCGGAACGGAAATGGACGTGGCAGATTACGCTACGCTCTGTATCTCGATCCTGGTCAGCGTCTCATCTGGCGTCGGCGTGTTGTGATGCGAGCAGATTCTGAGGGTAAGACGATAAGTGAAGTGGCGTTTCATCTTGCTGGCTGGCAGATGACAGTCGGCAAGCAGAATGTCCAGTCCATCGCCTACGTTCCAGAAGAGGCACCACACACATTCATGGCTGGTCGCTTCCGAGAGGATCATCCGCTGTTTTATGCGGCTATTGCCCATCCCAATGAAGGGGAGTAACATCACCAGAGGTTAAGAATCTAGGAGGCAATACAATGCCTGATTGACAGTCAATACAATGAGAAACAAATTCGCAGAGTTGGAGCAGCTCCAAATAGGGCTGCTCCTTTCTGTTTAGGTGATGGATAATGCCTACCATTGAGAAGCGAATCTCGGTTAGCTCCCACGATGCCGAGATTGACGGGAGTTTGTGGCAGGACACGCTTGACCGCCTGCGCATGGGCCAGACGCTCTCGGTGTACCACAATTATATGCACTTCGCTGGCCTCTCCATTCCGCAAGGGGCCACTATAACAGCAGCATACATCCGTTTCGTCTCTAAAACGGCGCAGTCTGGGCTCGCTGTCCATCTGGACATCGATGGTGAGGCTATAGATAACGCCTCCGTTTATACTTCTGTGTCTACTTGGGCAGCTCGATCAAAGACATCGGTTGTTGACTGGGATGATCTCCCAGCTTGGGCAATAGATGAAGTAGTAGATACACCGAGTCTCGTAAGTATCATTCAGGCAATCGTTGATCGTTTGGGCTGGTCGTCCGGCAACAACATGAATATCTCCATAGAGGAAGCCGGTTCTGACTACTTTGCCTACCGAGAGCCACGCTCCTACGATGGCGACTCCAGTAAGGCTCCTCTGCTCCATGTAGAATGGACTGTTCCATACCTGATTGCGTGGGGGCCGGGCATCAGCGGGGACTCCATTTTCCGTACCACTGTCAACCCTTTCTTTCCCACTTCCGATGGCAAGTTGTTGGTTGTTTACAGTGAGGACGCGCAAAAGGTCTTCTACAGAGTCTCGACCGATGGAGGTGATACCTGGGGAGACGCGACGGAAATCTTCGATGCTGGCAGTCCTGGCAGTGGGGGTACGCCGATAGAGGTTGGCGGTGTGGCTGTCAGCAACGTCTTCTACGGGGCCATCGGTGTCGGCTTTCAGGATATGCAGCCCTTCAAGATCACCTACAATTCCGGCACCGAGACTTTCAGCTACTCGGTAGGTACAGCTATCTCGCATAGTCACGAGACCAACATCGACGTTGTCTGGGATTCTGATAACTCCTACTTCCATGTACTGGATGAGAGCGGTGGAGGTGGCTGTAAGCTGTGGGCTTTCAACACCAGCCTTGTCGAGCAATACACCTGGGACAGCGGGAACCAGAACGGCATTGTCCCGTACATGACAGGTGACGGCGGGGACAAGCTCTATGTCATCTGGCACACCACCGCTACAGGAGTGCTTTACTTCCGAGTCATGACGGCAGGAGCTAGCTCGTATACCGTGGGTGACTCTGAGACTGGCTTGCCGTCCCCTGGGCCTACCGCCGACGAGCGAATGGCTATCCTGTGGTCGTCAGAGGCAGGCAAGATCGACATTGTCTGGGTATCCGGCGCCAGCCCCACATACATCTCTACCCGTAATGCAAAAGATGATTGGACAGACAAGGAGGAGATAGACGGCGTGGCTGTGCTTCCTACCTGCGGGGCCGACGACGGGCCTAGCGGTGGGCGCATGGTTGTGTTCACGAACAAAATGAACGTCAAAACCGACATCGGTTGGTGCTTCAAGGCTATTGAGGCTGGTGCTTGGCGCACCTCTGCGAGCGATATCGTTGATGGTGTTATCAAGACTATGGAAGTCTACACTATCGCGGGGGAGAGTGGTCTGTTCTATAAAGGCCAAGTGGTATGCGTCCACCAGATTCACACGACGGACGCAGTCCTCCAGACTATAGTTGCTGTTGCTCACACAGCAGATGCGGTTCTACAAGCCACGGTCGCAGCGACTCATACTGCTGACGCTATTCTTCAGGCTGCGGTAACGGCTATCCACACTACTGATGCTTATCTCGTTGGCCGAGTCGCTGAAACTTATACCACCGATGCGATCCTGAGTGCTGTGGTTGTAGTCGCTCACACCGCTGATGCCTACCTCGTCACACGACTCGTTGAGACTCACGCCACTGACGCTGTGCTCAAGAGCGCGGTTACGACGGCTCATGCGGCTGATGCTATTCTTCAAGTTACTCTTACCACAGCACACACGGCTGATGCTGTTCTTCAGGCTACCGTAACAGTTGTTTACACAACTGATGCCATCTTAGTTGCTAGTGTTGCAAGAGCCCACACTGCGGATGCCATCCTGAGAGCAACTGAAACTCTCCTCCACACAGCAGATGCGCATCTTGTCTCCCGTATCACTGCTGTCCACACAGCAGACGCGATTTTGCAGGTTACGGTTGCAACGACCTTTACTACGGACGCCGTTCTGCAGGCAACTCAGACAGCAGTTCATACAACCGACGCCATCTTGGGGGTTGTAGTTTCCAAGGCTCATACCACTGACGCGGTTCTCAAGGCCGCGTTTACTTCTGTCCATACAGCCGATGCTATCCTGCGAATCACTGTTGTCGAGACTCACGGCACGGATGCTCTTGTCGTCTCGGTAGTCTCTCAGGTACACACGACTGATGCTGTTTTGCAGAGCACTGTCGTCCTGGCCCATACGACGGATGCAATTCTCCAGGCGGCAGCTACCGAGACACATTCCACCGACGCGATCCTGAAGGCTGAGCAGACAGCAGCTCACGTTACTGATGCTGTTCTTAAAGCTACAGCGGTTCTCACACACACAGCCGACGCCTATTTGATCACAGTCGTCGTCAAGACTCACGACACGGATGCCGTTCTGAGGCAGACGGTCATGGCGGTGCATACAGCGGATGCCGTTCTGCAGGCGACCGTTGAGATTATTCACACTGTTGATGCGATCCTCCAGACCGTACAGACGATTGTTTATACCACTGATGCTACCCTGAAAGGCACTGTCACTAAAGTTCATACTGCAGATGCGATTCTTCTTTCTACAGGTGCTGTCCCCGTAATAGATATAGCTTTGGTTCTTTTCAGTGGTGCCTTGACAACAATACTTGAGAGTGCTACTCTATCTATAAAGCTATTTAGCGGTGATGTTTCATTAGTTAAACGGCGTGCTGCAGTGCCTCTCATTCTTAGCTCAGGTCGTACTGTTATAGCTAAGGAGTCTAAGAATGGCAATTAAGTTCTTCAAAGACGATACTCTTCCTAAGTTTCAGTTTACTATTGTGGACGAAGACGGTAGTACTGTGGATCTCTCAGATCCTGACCTCTCATCAGCTAAGTGCTTTATAAGAAAGCAAAGTGCGTCTAGCAATGTTTGGTCTGGTGGTGACACTGATGCTGATATAGTAGATAAGCCTACTGGTCGTGTTGATTATATTCTCCCTGCTGGTGGTATCGCAGATGTTGGTGTCTATTCTGGCCAGCTGGAGCTAACCTTTGCGAGTAGTGTTCAGCAGACTGAACGGTTCCAATTCTCTGTAGAAGCAGGGCTGAAGGTGTGAAGTTATGCCATTAGGGTCTGGAAAAGATAAACAAACAATAGCCTCAAATATCCGTACTTTGATTGATGAGGGAAGGTCACAAAAACAGGCCCTTGCGATAGCTTTAAGGACTGCAGGTATATCAAGGAAGAGTGCTACTGAGATATTGAAGCAGGTAGATCAGATAATGGGTCTGGTAGCAAAAGGTACTCGTGAGAAACTAGAGCGGGAGCCACCTACAAAACGCTTCTTGATGAAGTTTGCCTCTGATCTTTCCGGTCAGCTTCCAATTGCCGTAGTGCAAAATGCTATGAAGAAAGCTAGAGGTCACGCTGGCGGAACAGGTAAGATAACCAGAGTGGAAGTAGAGAAGTCAGCAGGCTCTCTTAGCAAGGTTATAGCTGACTATCGTGGTGATGCTACAGAGGAGGAACAGCATGCTGGTCGTGTTTGCGCTAGTTGTAGCTTCTTCGGCGTTGAAGGTGATAGAGGATTATGCGATATTGTGGAGGGAGATATCGGACGACTGGCTACGTGTGATCTATTCAAGCCAGGGGAATTCATGTTTGTTAAGTCGCAGCCTGATACGAGTGATGTGCATGTAGAGGGTCTTTTGGATGGTGAGCATGAGACAGTTGAACTCTGTAAGTTTGAATCACCTGGGGATGTGTCAGAGGCTGAGTAGTTGGTTCTGGTAAGCAAAGGCACTACAGAGAATCGCACTATGCCCGACCGTAATAGTGCTTACTCTGCTGTGTGGGATGCTGTTCGCTCAGGTAAGATAAAGCGGGGCCGATGCCGTGTTTGTGGAGCGACTAAGACACAGGCGCATCATCCTACAGGCACTTACAGCGGTACTAAGAGTATAACTTGGCTGTGTGACAAGCATCATCGTGCTGCTCATGTACGGAAGCGGTCAGGTAAAGGTTATAAGAAATCAGAAGGTATACGTATAGAAGTAATTAAGGCGGATGATGCTCAGCGTCTAGTATATCTGGTAGCGGTTAAGCCGAACACACTAGATACAGATAATCAGTGGTTCTCGCTTGAAGATGTAGAACTAATGGCTCATCGCTTTCTGGTCAGATATGGTCTCGGTGAAGCTCATCTCTTTGAGGAACATGATAAAAGATTGTCCGGTGTCTACATAGCTCAAAGCTATGTAGCGCCTGTGGACTTCGTGTTTAATAACCGTCGAATAATAGAAGGTACATGGATGGTTGTACTGTATGTGCCGAACGATGAGGTTTGGGAGAAGATAATAAAAGGTGAGTTGACTGGTGCTAGCCCACGGGGGCCAGCAGTTCTGGCACCTGGAGTGATGCCGACTCTTGAACAGGTACACGATTCTTCCACGCATGGAAAAGACGGTGTACCTGTTGGTATGTAAGAGATATCTCTTTTCGCTTAGCGATATTTCTGAAGGATAGCCCTGCCCTCTTCAGCAGAACTATCTTCTTATTTCTCTCAACCATCCATGATTCTGCGTGGTCGTGACCATGAAAGGTTCTGCATTCGCCGCATTCTTCACTCATCGCGTCTCCAAGTCTATCATACCTATTAAGATGTGTCAAGTAAGGAGTGACGCCTATCTAAGCGGGATAGGCTATAGGCTTGACAAGACCAGCCGGATGTAAGATAGTGGAGGCAAGTAGAGTGATTTGTAATGGCAGGAGGTATTCTTGAACGGCTGCGGAGACCAGGCAAGCTGCAGGACGCAGACGTTAGGGATTTATCTTTAGTTAAACGGGCAGCAAATAGGGAGAGAGTGATTATGGCTAAGAAGGACAATGGCGGTTCTCCTACCTACGATTTCTCGGAGATCTCAGATGAGACAAAAAGTGCTTTGGCTTTGTCTCATGAGGCTATCAAAGGACAGTTAGATTCCCTGCCTGAAGAGGTAGTGAATTTTTTTAAGTCTGCTGCTAATGAGCTAGACTTTGAGACCGAGATTCGGAAGGCCGAGCAGGAGGATGAGGAGGATGATGAGGATGAGGAGGATGATGAGGAGAAGAAGAAAGAGAAAATAAAGAAAGCAAAAGAGGCTAAAGAGGCTGAGGCCATGAAGAAGACCGATATGATTAAGGCTGCTTTTCCTGGTGTTCTTGAAGTTGCTCAAAAGGCAGCAGTTGAGCCTCTCCAGGTTGAGATTAGGAAGGCTCAGGAAGAGATCTCTACTCTAACAGGTAGGCTTCAGCGCGATGATATGCGTGTCCTGGCTAGGGAGTTGACTCCTGGTGGTGATGAGCCCTCTAATGGGAGAGTGGATGAACTCATCGCTATTCGGAAGTCAATGCAAGAGACACCAAAGGTTTGGGATTCTTATGTAGAAGGCCAGCGTGGGTTAGTCATTCAGATTGAGAAGTCAGCCCTCTTTGATCGTCAGTCCAATCCTGGTGCTAGTGCTCCTGGTTCTGCCTACGAGCAGCTAAGTGAGATAGCTAAAAGCATGGTAGAGAAATCTGAGGACAAAGACCCAAGCAAGGCGTGGGAGCACGCTGTAAGCACGAATCCTGTCCTGTATGAGCGATATCGTAAAGAACAGGCAAGCCAAGCTAAGGCTGGCGTAGCTAGTTAGTGGAAGGATAAGACAATGCCAGGAATGACAGAAGCAACGGTTATCTCACTTCCAGCATCTGCTAACCTTAGTAGCTCACAGTTCTGTGCTGTGACGGTAGACTCTAGCGGTGAGGTCGCGCTAGCTCAGGGTAATAAGGCTGTTCCTGATGCCATAATCGGTATTCTTCAGAATAAGCCTACTGCTCAGGGTAAGGCAGCAGCAGTTCAGATCGATGGTATTTCTAAGTTTAGGGCGGGGGGTGCTCTGAGCACCCTAGGAGCTAAGATCACCAGTACATCCGCTGGCAAGGGTGTGGATGCTGTTACTACTGACATCATCATTGGAACACTGCTTGAAACAGCGGGCGGCGATGACGAGATTATAAGTGTCCTTATCCACATCTACGAAGTTATAACGATGTAGTGGAAGTGAATGCTAGATAGTGTGCTTAGAGAAGTGTGAGGTAAGCTGAGATGGCAGGATTCCAGCCGGATACAGGCGATGTCCACGTCGATGCTCTGCTGACCAATCTCTCGGTTGGTTATATGAACAAGCGTTACATCGCTTCTCAGGTCTTCCCGATTGTACCGACTAATAAACAGTCGGACATTATTCCACGCTATGATAAAGATAAGTGGTTCCGAGAGCAGATGAAGCTACGTGCTCCAGGTGCGCCCGTGGCGACTAGCGGCTTCACGGTAGATAATAGTCTGAAGTTCTTCAATGATAACTTTGCCCTCGGCAAAGAGATTCCTGACGAGGTACGCCAGAATACTGATGTCCCTTATGATATGGATAGGGATGCTACTAGATGGCTGACTGAGATGGTTCAGATCCACTGGGAGAAGAAGTTTGCAACGGACTTCTTCGCTACAGGCAAGTGGGGAACAGACTTTGTTGAGTCTGCTCAATGGTCTGACTACGCGGCATCTGATCCAATTCAAGACCTTCGCACTATGCGAAGTAATGTCCTGGGTAAGTCGGGTCAGCCTGCGAATCTTTTGGTCACTAGCAATCTTGTCATGGATAAGCTTCTTGATCACCCTCTTCTTGTAGAGCGTGTCAAGTACACAGGTGGCTCTGTGTCTGAGCAGATGATTGCTCAGCTTGTTCGTCTTGATAAAGTGCTGGTCGGTGATGCGATTGAGGCGACGGCGGCAGAAGGTGCTACCACACAAACCTACGGAGCACTTTGGGGCAAACACGCTCTTGTTGCCTATGTACCTCCTGCTCCTGGTCTCTTTGTTCCTGCAGGTGGATACACATTTGTCTGGAGGCCGTTAGTCGGTGGCGGTGCGGCACCCTGGTTCATGCGAAGAATCCGCAAGGATGACCTTCGTAAGGATGTTCTTGAAGTACACACTTACTACGACCAGAAGCAGATTGACGCAGACATGGGTGAGTTCGCGGCTGACGTTGTAGCCTAGAGGAGTCGAAACATGGCTGATGGGTTTGGCGTCTATCATGAGTTTGACTATGGCGACCGCCATCTTGAACGTGGTGAGTATGTCAAAATAGAAGTCGGCATGATGAAGAATGATCAATCTCTCATTGCGATTGGTTATTTGAAGCCTCATAATGGCGAGAATCTGAGTCCCTGCCTTCGATGTGGGAAGAACTTTGTGGCCAGTACGTTTATACGCTACCATGAAGAGCAGTGCCCAATCGAGCCAGGAGTTGAGATTAACAGTGGGCCTGTAGTGGCTGGTGTGAGTGCTGAGCCGTCACTCGCTGAAGTAAGACAGCAGACACTAGCTCAGAGCTAACAGGGAGTATAGATATGGCTAAGGGTGTAGCAGGTAGGACACAGGGAGTCTATCAGGCTGATGGTGGCTTTCAAACTGATAGTGGTGTACTCAGCGTTTGGGAAGAGCGCACTCTTGAGGAAGAAGGAGCTGCTGGTGTCTACACTATGGCTCCAGTTAATATTCCTGCCGGTGCGACTATCCTAGATATCAAGGTAAAGGGAATTGTGCCTTGGGGTGCAGGCACATCAGCAGCCTTGATTGTCGGTGATACAGAAGACCCCAACGGCTTCTACGACGCAGTTGATCTAAAGGCGACAGACCTTCTAGCAGACGAAGAGGCGAACTTCGATAATATAACTGAGCATGGTGTCCCAGGTGTTTATCTTGTTGCTGTAACTAACCTCCGTAATACCTATCGAGCTGCGGCGACTCAGGTCACAGCCCAAGTTACCACTGTAGGGACTACTAGTTCTGTAGGTCGAACACGAGTCTTAGTTAACTACGTTGTTCCTGTTGATCTTGTGAAGCCTCACACATACGTTGCGACATAATAAATAGGCGAGCGCGGCGAATCGCCGCTGGAAGCTAAAGCTAGCGGCTCTCAGTGGGCCGCTAGTTTGGCAAGGAGGCCAACATGGGATGGAAATATACAGGTGGTGGATACTATGAGAATGAAGAGACAGGGGAGCGCATTCGTGGCAAAGCCAACCTTCCCCTAGTGGAGGAGGAGGTAGTGAAGGAGCCCGAACCAGAAGCCAAGCCTAAGCGCAGACGCAGTAGTGCTGCTGTTGTTCTTAGGCTACCCTGCATGACCTGCCATAGAGTAACTGTTCATACACCACGTCCTACTGAAAGTCAAGAATGGGCCTTTTACACTTGCTCAGAGTGTAATGGTAAGACCAGGGTGAGTTTGAGATAATGCCCAAGGCAGCTAAGGCGATACAGTCTAAGAAGCCAAAACGCCTGGATTCTGAGACACATCATTGTTCTCAATGCAATAGACCTACGCTTCATGAGGTCTATGAGCATGAAGATGGTGTCACAATGAAGTGTCCCTGTGGATATAAGTTTGTGGATGTTAGAGTAAGTGCAGAGGTTAAAGAAGAGATAGAGTAGTAACATGATTTCTAATACAGATATTACGCTTCTTATATCTGCTGCTCGTACAGCAACATTAGATACTGCTGAGCAAACTAATACTCATGGGCGGGGCTGTCACGTCATTATCAATGTGACTTCTATCACTGACACGCCGAGCGTGGTGCCAAAGATTCAGGGTCGAGATCCAGCTTCGGGTGAGTGGTATGACCTGCTCCCTGGCGTTGCGATCATCGCTACTGGAATGACGGTACTCAAGGTCTATCCTGGCATCGCCACAATAG